ATATATTGATGTTGCCAGCTCATGCTATACCTTACACCTTTCCTTTCGATATTGAAACAACTACACAACCAGGGGTTCCAACAGCTAAAACTAAGGATCAAAAATTAACAGCTGATTATTGTCATATTGATAGGTCGCGCGATATAGCTTTTGTCCATTTGGCATCAAGTCCTTGCGCAAGTGATATATCTCATTTTTTCCCGCCCACGGCCCCTAACTTTTACAACAGATCTACTTGTTTGATTTGGAAATCACCAGAGAATGAGATTAAGATGTCAAGACAACCGTGTAGGTTGAATCAAGACATCGTTTATTATGCTGGTTTCTTAGAGCAACCCGGTTATTTATGGGGACAGGAGCAGCGTCATACCTTGCTAACAATTGAAAAGTTAAAAGGTTTCGAGTATGACACAGAATTTCCCGGCTTTTGCGGATTATGCGGGAGCTTGCTCGTTGACAGAGACAAAGCTATTATATATGGTTTCCATGTAGCAGGAATCTTAGGATCGAAGCGTGGTTGGAGCACAGGTGTTTTATTAGAGGATATAACCAAAGCTGAACAAGCTTTGCGAACAACGAGTCCTACTTTGGTAGTTGCTTCAGCTGCCGACGTGCGAGTGGATACTTATGGAACTGCATACACTTTACACAATGAGAGACCTCTCTATTGTGATGAACGGAGTGTAGGTCCCGCTGCAATAGCTTCTTATTTTGGTAAAGTGAGAAAAGATGGCTTGCTTTTAGAATCCAGAGCTCGCACCCCATATATAAAAACACCTTTTAAGGGTATTGTTGAGCACTTTGGTGAGGCAAAACATTGCCCACCGAAAGATCCAAATTCATTAGAGAAGGGTTTGAGCACTTTGAACAAATTATTACTACCTATACAAAACTATGAAGGTGATTTATTAGCACGAGCGATACATGATTATAATGAGCCTATTCTCAAATTATTGAAGGAGAATAAATCTGAGATGAAATCTATTTTTAGATTATACACTTTAGAGGAGGCGTTAGATGGTATAGGAGAATTTGGCTTGCATGGTATACCCAACGACACATCAACAGGGTTTCCTTTAAACATAGCAAAAAAGAAGGTCTTTCAACGCGATCCGTGCGATCCCAGTTTGACCAAGGTACCACGCGAATTTACTGATCAATTTGATATAGTATCAGAAATTGATAGAACTATGGATTTGTGGTCTAAAGGTCAAAGATCAGAAATCATATTTAAAGCGAGTAGCAAAGTGAACGAATTACTACCCCGAGAAAAAGCTATTAGTAAAGTCCGAAAGTTTTATGGCAGCCCCATTGCAGGGTATATAGCTTCACGCAGAGTTTTAGCCGCAATACCACGATTTATCTACAAAGAGAAGGTATTAACAGAATGTTTCGTTGGTTTAAATCCTTTATCTTATGAGTGGGACGAAATGGCAAAAGAATTGCGCAAATTTGGTGATGGTCGCTTTATCGCTGGAGATTTTTCCAGTTTCGACACACGCATGGCTGCTCAAATAACAGCAAGCGCTGCTAAAATCATGTTAACATGGTATGAGGAGGTTGGTGCTGATAATGCATTGCTAAATTATGTGAGAGGTGCATTATCTGATATTATACATCCTAACATATTATTTGATAGTGATTTATATAGATTTGCTAATGGTAATCCATCCGGCAATTTGATTACTGTTCAATTAAATAGTATATGCAATTCTCTTATGATGCGCTATGTGTATTACGCAATGCGCCCGACCATTGTGGATGGTTTCAGAAAGCACGTTAGTTTAGTGACTTACGGAGATGATAATTTAATGGCAGTTTCAAAAAAGATTCCTTGGTTTTCACATACCACATGCCAGAGGGAATTTGAAAAGGTCGATATTCAATATACTATGGCTGACAAAAGTAGCACGAGTCGCCATTATATTGAGTTGGCGGAAGCATCCTTTCTAAAGCGCGGTTTTTTAAAACATTTTGAATTAAATTGTTATGTTGCTCCATTAGATATTGATTCTATTTTAAAAAGATTTCATTGGATTAAAAAACCAACGGAGACGCCCTTGAGTTTTGAGGAACAATTTTCTGCTTATGTAGATGGTGCTTTACGAGACATGTTTTTGCATGGACGTGAGGCATATTCCACATTTTGCAGTAAGATCATGGGTATATTAGATCAGAATCCCAGTTTATCCACTAGAGTGTATGTCCCTACACATGAGGAAATGTTAAACATAATGAGACCGTATTATATGAGAACAAACACAGTGGCAAACAATTCCACAAACAATATAGAACAAATTTCAATTTTTGTTGATGATGGATTTGTATATGAGAATTATGAAACAACAGATTACCTTTTGCCAGTTTTAGGAGGAAAACGGTGCTAACATTTATGATTACGGCATTTTAGGATGAAACTACTCTTCCTGATTTGAACGCGAAATGTTAACATAAAATTAGTAGTGACCTCATGTGGGGATAATTATACCCACAGTTGTAATCTATAATTACTATTTTTATATTTCCG